CGATTTATTCTAACCCTACCATCAGTGTACCAGTAATCAATGCCTGTTGACCCTTCGTATGTTAATCCGATTTTTTCATACCCTTTACCTTCACCAAAACGTCTGTCTGCATACGTCATGATCCCCGAGTAATTGTTTTCTATTGCAAAGCACTCTGCATAAGAGAATAATCTGCTTAGTCCACCTACTACAGCTGTATCTCTCAATGTAGCAAATCTAGCTATTTCGAGCATGCTCTTGTATTTCTGTTGTCGTGGTGAGCGTACTGAAAGTGTAGTCACTATTTCATCTTTATATTTTAATGCAAAACACTCTTTCGACGGTGTGAATCCTGATATGTGGTTTTTCTCAAAGAATTCTTTTTCCTCTTGTTTTGTTATTTTTGATATCTTGCATTTTCTTGCGAATATTCTGTTTTTTGTTGTCCCTATTCTGTATGATATCAAAGACTTACAAATGTCTTTTTTATTGTACCATTCATCGCTGAATATGTGGATTAGAGATATGTCATTTTCGAGGCAGAGTTTTGTTTTATTTATATGTTTTCTTTTGTCGTATTCTTCTATCCTGTTATTGTCAGAATGCCAATATAATCCGTTAGCCTCTATTGCCACCTGTTTTGTGGGTACGTATACGTCTAATTCTTTTGGTGAAATTGCATATCGAACTTTTGTATCGTATTCTACATTTTCGCTTTCAATGAATGCTGCAATTTCATTTTCAAATTGTGATATATTGTTTGGAAAACATACTTGACACAATGATCCTCTTTCAAACGTTTGAAGAGTTTTTTTAGACGTTGTTTCACATTTTTTGCATTTGAACTCTAAATATTGTTCTTGCCTTGAAAAATAATCGTCAAAACTTGTGAGCAGCTCAAAGTCATTTGCTCTATCGCTTATTCGCTGTTGAAACTTTATTCTGTCGAGCGTTTTTGTCTTACTCATTTGTTGTCGTGATATCAATGTGTGACGTTTTCCGTAAAATGGATTCATCTCTCCTGTTTGATTTTCTGCTTGTTTTTTAACTCGTTCATCTGTTTCTTTTGTAAGTCCTTTATTCCAGGCTTGAGCCTTTCCGCCCTCTCTTCCGGCTACTGAAGATGCTATTTTTGAGCAATCTTTACAGAATCTTTTGAATTTGTATGCTACATACCTTGTTTCATTACCACAGTGCTCACACATCGGCTGCTCTTTGTAGATGTACTTTACAGTATATTCTTTTGATTTTAACTTGTGATCACGTTGTAAGTGGTTTGAAAAATCTTTTCCGGTTGATTCATAGTTACATATTTCACATATCATACTGTTATTATACCCTTTTGTGATATATATGTTAATTAGTTTGTTTTTGAAACAAAAAAAGGGAGCTACCCGTGAAGGTAGCTCCCAAGAATTGATTATCTAAGTTAGATTTAGATAATGTGCATGTCAAGGACAGTCACTGTTCCGTAAAAGTCGGAACGAACCATTTTCTTGCCGTAGCGAGTCATTACACCCTTGCGAGGTGTGAAATCGTCTGGCTGGAAGATGGTAGGTGTAACGATGAGTGGTACGTACGGAGCGTAAACGTATCCAGTCTCAAGGTATGAACCACCCTTGAATCCAACAAGGATCTTGTTGCGTGGGAAGTATGGGTCTTTGTAAACCGTGAAACGATTTGAAAGAGCGCCAACCTTCTCGGCACCGATTGAGAATGATGAACCAACTTGGCCCTGTCCGTCAAGCTTGTAATTAGGCTTGTACATGACACCGGACTCAAGGATAGTAGCAACATCTGGACCAACTACGATGAAGTTAGCAGAACCGCGTAAAGTCTTACGGTGGATCTGGTTAGCAACGTCGATGATTGTCTCGGTCAATGTCTCGTACCACTCACGTACTGTACCAGTGAACTGGGGACCAGCAGAAAGTGATGAAGTCATTGTGGCCTCAGCGCCTGTGTTCTTATTAAGGAACTTACCAGGAGCACGTGACCAGTAGAGGTTTGCACCATTAGCACCAACAAGGAGGTCATTAAGAATCTCACGATCGATCTCAAGTGCAATCTGCTCGGAAAGGATCTGAGTAAGTTCTACTTCAGCGTCCATTGAGTGATATGCATTGAGGTCTTGCGCGAGCTCTGGGGACCAACGAGCACGGAGCTTACGAGTCTGTGCTGTAACAGCAATTGACTCGATCTTGATGTCGATCTCGGGGATTTCTCCGCTAGCCGCACCAACTGTTCCGTCCATGTTTCCTTCGAATGCCGGAGTACCGTCTAGTTCTCCAGTTCCTGCACTAGTAGCACCATCTTGACCAACTGTATCAACAGTTGGGTAGTGAAGAGCACCGAGGACAGTATCTGCAACAGCAGTTCCAGCAGCAGCACGTTGTACAAGCATTAGAACGTCTAGTCCAGCAGCAGGATTAGCTACAAATGATGAAGCTGCAGCAGTTGTGTCTGCTGTCCAATCGCCGATAATGTTACAACGTCTGAGGTTGTAAGAACCACGTGCAGTAGCGGGGGCGCCACCTACTTGTAATAGTGACTTTTGTCCTGACTGTACAGCAGCTGCGACACGAGCTGCAGTATTAGTAAACAGACCCAATGCAGGTGTCTGTGTCCAGTTTGTCGCACTTCCTGCATCACCAAGTGACCATGACTTGACAGATGAACGATCAGCAGTCGCTGGTATACCACCGACAAGAACAACGACGTCCCAACCAGTTCCGTCACCGACAAGTACATCAAATCCAGAGATTGCCTGTGCAAAAGTAGCAGCTGCAATAGGTCCTAGCACAGTCTCTGCACCAGTGTAAGTGGCACCTGCAACGGATACGGCTGTTAGAGCAGGAGCAGAAGAGCCCCAAGCACCTGCAGAGTATCCTGATCCTACGAGGTCATAATGTCCACCAGAAGCATCAGCTCCTGTTTGGAGTGTACGACCAGAAGGACTGCCGTAGATTGACTCGCCAGCGGCGTGTGTGTTTCCTACTGCTGAACCGTAAGTGTAATCAAGATAGAAGAGCAGTCCGGAAGGAAGGCTCATTGGCTGGATTGATACTAGTTCGTTTGCAACAAGTCCACCGAATACTCGACGTACGATTGGGAATGCGATGTTAGTGAAACCACCAACGTCTCCGCTGCCCATGCTGTTACTCTCACGAAGAAGCTGTGCTGCCTGATTTTCAAGCATAGCAGCCATGTTTTCGCGGTTGGTATCTTCTAGTCCACGAAGTAGACCGGTACGAGACCATTTCTCAGTTAGGCGTGCGCCTTCCTGCCCAACATTACGTGAGCGGATGCCCTCGGTTAGTTGGTTTAGTGTAAATTTCTTACTCATTTTGTTATTTCCTTTATATTTGTAAGCATTTGTTTGTCTAGACTTTTTATTTTTTGCTTATGCAATTTTATAGTCTGTTATTATTCAAGAATTACCTGGGTGTTTATTTAAGACCGGCGAGAGTTGCCCAGCGATTGGAAGTCGAATCAGCAGACTCGTTAAGAGACTTCTGAGTTGACTGCGTTCCTGCTGGTCTAGATGAAGCCCCAATGCTTCTTCTAGCGGCTGATTCTGAAATTTGGCTCTTCTTGGTAGAAGTGTTTGCCGTCTTCAGAGACTTTGTTAAACCCTTATAAAGGAGTTTGACCTCGCGCAATGTTTTTGCTCCATCAAGAGATTCGACGATGCCTCGTCTTTGCTCAGATGTTACGTTCTTATCCTGGACTAGCTTATTTACATATAGAAGCTTAGCATTAAACAGGTTCATCTCGGTTAATTGCTCACGTAAGGAATTAATAACCTTAGCGTATTCGGCAACCTGGCCGTTAAGGGTTGCAATTTGTGCAGACCCATTTGTTTTATTTGTGTTACGAGTTCTTGCAGTTGTTCTTTCACTCTTCATTTCTCTAAGTGCTGCAACAAGTGCTTCCTCGTTAATTTCTAATTCTTCTTCCGCTGGGGCCTCTTCGCCTTCAGGGGCTGCTGAAAGTGGTGCCTCATCATCTAATTCGAAGTCGAGCTCTTCATCATCGAGCATTTCTTCGCCTTCAGGAGCTTCTTCGCCTTCAAGGTCTTCTTCGCCTTCAGGAGCTTCTTCAGCAGCATCGGCGTCGGTGACAAGAATATTTTCCATGTCGAATGCACCGTCTTCGTCGGCCTCTCCAAGGTCAAGCATAAGTCGAAGCTCGTTAAGGGCTTCCTCAACGGTGCCGTCGTCGGCTATGTCGTTGGTATTCATTTCTGTTACGCCGAGGTCGACCTCGAGCATGTTATCGTTTTGAGTCATGTTTCCCTCGTTTGTAAGAATTTGATTTTTAACTTTTTTGATAATTGTTTGTACTTCTTTTCTCTGGGCTTCATTCATATCTGGAAGCCTTGATCTAAGAGTGTGCATTGATAATACAATGGTTTTTAATTTTTGTTCTTCAGGAGTTAGATCAGAGCGTTCATTGAGCATCTTAGATAGAACTGCCATTGCGTCCTCGTCTAACTCAACTGTCTCTTCTATTTCTTTTTCGTCTGTGAGAACTTCTTTTTCGTCTTTTTCTTCTTCGAGTCCATCATCTGCCATCTCGGCCATGATCTCGTTAACGACGTCTTCAAGGACACTATCGTCTTCTCCATGTAAGCCTTCTTTGGCGGCATCTTCTACTTCATCTTCGGATTCGTAGACATCGTCTTGTGATTCAGCAAGAAGCTGTTCCTCGATGAACTCACGAATTCGTGGTGTGACTGCCTCTACAATGGCGTTTTTAGCATTTTGCTCAGCAAGCTCACGTAGCTGTTTTGCTTCTGCGATTGCTTCTTCGAAAAGTTTTGACATTAAATAATCCTCATTATTGTATTAAATATAATAGTATATTCCAAATATTCTTATTTATTGGTAAAAAAGTGAAAAATTGACAATATTTCTTTGCTATTCATCACTGTTTTGTAGTATCCAAGTTAGTTTCTTAATCTTATCTATATTACCACGCCCGTTTGAGGCGTTTCCTAAAATATCAGAAAAATCATAGACAGGTTCTTCTGTAGCCTCTATATTCGGGTCAATTACTCCTGCCGAGAAGTCTCTTATTGAACCTGTGGGTCTGCGAGCATTGATTTGGGTATTTTGACCACCCATTGCAGTGCCTTTGTTTCCCTTTGGAGAGTTTAATGCTCTAGACGCATTAGTAACCATACCCGATGAGTTTTGTGGTAGTTGTGATGCACCGAGGCCAGCCCAACGTGCCTCTCCTAATGGAGTGGATCCAAGAGTTCTGTTGTCTTTTCTTTGATTGTTTGGGTCGAAGTTCGGTCTGAATCCGTCAGTTTTTGATAGTATTGACATTATTATGTCGTCATAATACTCGTCTTCATCTTCTTCTATCTCAGTTGGTTCTTCTAAGTACGGAAAAATAGAGGCGCCTTTTGTACTTAGCCCTCCGAGTGTTTGATTAGTCGAGGTGTATCCACCTGCTCTTCCGTATCCACCACCGATGTTTGCATCATGAGCTGTTTCTAGAATAAAAGAGATCATATCTTTTAAAATTTTGTTGTCATAATTAGTTGACATATAAATCTAGTCCGTTAATCAGTCTGAGCCATCGTATGACTCACCGCTTACGTAGTCACCGAGCGTTTGTGAAGATACTCCTTTTGATGTCGTAGATGGAGAAACTGTACCGCCGAGTCCTACGCCGAATTGAGGTGTGGCTTCTGGTAAGTCACCTTCATATTCTGGAAGGTCAGCATAATGAACTGATCCAGCACCTGGAGAAGATGTGTTAGGAGTGTATGGTGTAGCAGGTAGTCCGCCTCCGCCAGTCTCTACTTCTTCTAAGTTTGGAGCATCTGTGTAGTTTAGATCATGTAGACTGAACATGTAGCCTCCGTCATTGACTACTCCGTCTCCATCGACGCCTATAAGTGGTATGTCAGCTCCAGGTCCGCCGTTTCCTTGTAGAGCTGCTTTGCATATATTTTCAACAGCCTCATCATTGTACTCGGCGTATAGAGGAGAGCCGCTGAATGATGACTTTAGGTTTTTGTCATTTCTGTGGCCAGAACCGCCTGATTCTACTTTTGATGCTGTTACTGTTTGTTGTTTTGTTGATGCCATTATTTATTTCCTATATTGTAAAAGCTATAAAACTTAACTAAACTTCAATTATTAAATATACGAAAGAATTTTATTTATTTTATTTCTTATCTGCAAATGCTAGTGCTGCCCAGTGGGAATTACCATCTGGTTCGTCTAGTTGATCTCGGCTACCTTGTGAGGATCTTGTCCCAGATGCTCTCATTTTTTGAATCTGGCTTGTTCTGTCGGCTCCTGACTGTTCAACTAAAGTTGTTTTAGCTGTGTCGCCAAGCACACTAGCAAGAATTGGGTCTGAAGTGATTCCAGCAATAATGTCTTTCATAGAATCTGTTTGCGGATTTTCTTCGTTGCTCTCGTTTAGCTCTTGTTGCACTGCTGAGTTTCCTCGTGCTTGAAGCATTGAAGTTGCGCTCGTATTTGTATTAATACCCTCTGAAAGAATCTCTAACAAACATTCTTTTACTACTGATTTTAGTGCTGATCTTTTTAATTTTGACATTTTATTTCCTATTATGCTGCATTTGCCGTTGAAGCAATAAATAATTCTACCTGAGCTGTAGCACCTGACCCAGATGCATCTACACTCGTTATATCACCTAATGTTATTCCGACCAAAGCTAGGGTAGTTGATGCTGCGTCCATTGATAGGCTATGACTTCCGAGTAACAAACTGTCTCCTGCAAGCACCTGTAACCATGTAACGCCATCATCAGCTGATCCTTGAGTGATCTGAACGTTTATCGCTGTTGATGATTCTAGATTAGTAATTCTTACATATTTTACAGAATCTTTATCCATTACACTTCCTTCGGTTTGTGATGCCGCTGTTGTGTATAGGTTTACTTCAGTATCTGCAGTTAATGTTAATATTCTTTTATATACATCGACAATATCGCTGTAGGTCACAGTCCTTGTGCTTCCGTATGCAGTATTATTTAAATTTATACTCTCTTTTATTGTAACTTTAAGATCTGCCATTTTTATTACCTATACAGTGTGTACTATGCCGTCTAAGGCGCTAATATCGGGAAAACCATCTGATGATATTGATGTTAATCCAGCAATCAGAGAATAAGAAGTCCCTGCAGCGTCGAGAGATGTAATATATAATTTTACACATTTAAGCTCTAGCCTTGGTGATATATCACCTGACTGTACTTCGTAATATGTTGTTGGGGCAATACCAGATGGATCTGCAAAAGATATAGCAAGATCTTTTGCGCCTGTATTCGTTATTTGAACCCATCGTGTGACATATTCAAATGTAACAGTTACTGAAGTTGTTATGTCAGTAGCAGTTGTCCCTGACTTAACAAACGGCCAACCACTTGTTCCGTATTCAGCAGTAGACCCGTGATGTGGCTTGGGCCACTTCATACTTGGTTGTGCGTCTGCTTTATCTCTATCGTAATATGACATTATTTAATTCCTATACAACATGTGTTACACCGGTCAATCCAGAAATATCAGGAAAACCATCTGCGGGTATTGAAGTTAGCCCAGCGAGTATCGAATAAGTTGCTACTGTGTTTATAGCTAAAGTGTTGATATATAATTTTACACATTTAAGCTCTAGCCTTGGAGAGACGGCGCCTGTCTGAAGACGGTAAAATGTCACAGGTGGGACTGTAGTTCCTGGATCTGCAAAAGATATAGCAAGGTCTGTTACGCCTGTGTTTGTTATTTGAATCCAGCGTGTGACATACTCAAATGTAATTGTATTAGGAGAGATCAGATCTGGAGATGTGGCTATTCCTTTTTTCATGCATGGCCAGGCACTAGTAGCATATTCAGCTACTGATCCGTGGTGTGGCTTAGGCCACTTCATGCTCGGTTGAGCGTCAGCTTTGTCTCTATCGTAATACGTCACTATTCATCCCACTTAAGAATGCTATTAAATATTCTATCAATTTTATCAGTTTTGTTAAAGTTTTGATCAATTTCTGCTTGAGAAATCTCTTTTCCTTCACGGAGCATAAATGCGCCTGGTGTGCTTGGCTCAGAAACCATGTCAAAGCAGATAAGCTGGAAGTCTTCTTGGACCTCATCGTTTCCGCCTCTTGAGCGAGTGCTTCCGACTCCTCTTGAAGAGATGCCGACTGTTATTCCAGACTCTATAAGACTTTGAAGTATTTTTCCTGAAGGTGTGTTTAGTAGTTCAATTGTTCCATGAACATCTTCACCCTCCATGTGGGCTTCCCTTACGACGTGTGAGACATTTTTAAGCTCGACGACGGAAGACTCTGGGTGGTCGCATTCGCCAAGTGCTCTGTTCTCTCGAATGAGCTTTTGATAGTTGTCAATCTCACGTGTCAGGATGTCCATTGGATAAACACGTCCGTTTTGATTTAATGTGTTTGCCCGTTGAATAACACCGCGTAGTGTGATCGTTCCGTCTTCACCTTTATTCTCATTAAGTGTTTTTTTGTCAACTATTAATGGTAACCATTCTGTTAGTAGTTTTTTAGTCATTATGCCCTCATCAATTCATCTTTGAGTGATGAAACTTGTAAGAATCTATGTATTGTAGAATCTTGTATGTCATCTGTGCTCAGTGATGTTATTTTGTTTTTTACTTCTTCAACTTTCTCTAAAATTATATCATTGTCTGATGTTGTGTGTAGCTCTGCTATCATACTAAGTGTATTTGATTTAATACCATCGAGGTATTCTGTAAATTCACTCATATCATCACTTGCTGCTGCGAAGACATAGTTCTTTATGATGTCTTTTTGTTCATTTGTAAGCTGGCCAGCGTATTTTTCATTTAGTTTTTCTGTCATAATCTTGATTACAAGCTTATCAGTGTCTTCTGTTTTTTGTTCTTCAAGTACAAGTGCAGGAATTTTTTCTTCAAGCAATCTTTGTATTAGTTGACCTTCATACATGACCATTTTTGCAAGATCTGATCTGTCGTCGCTTTGCCAGCTATTAATAAGCGTCTGGATTGTTGCGTATATCTTGTAATCACTCACTGAAGATTTGTAAAAGGTTTCCTCATTTATCTTGTGATTGATATCGTGGATTAGTCTTCCTTTTTCAGCTTCAAGTTTTGTATTGTCAATTCTTTTTGCAGCAGCCTTTGACTCTTGAATTATTGCAGCAGCTATTGAACTATCGTCTGCAGTTGCAGTTGTAAGTGCCTTAAAAAGCCTAAATTCTTTGAACAACTCAGTGCTATGATCAAATCGCTTTTCTATAATATCAAGTGCAATTTGTGCTTCTGCTTTTTTGTTTTCAACTAGTTTTGAAGATACGTATCTTAGTAAGAGTTCGTATACAATACCGACATTTCTTTTTTTGTTATGTTTTGCCATTTTGGTTTCCATTTAAATTAATTATTCTTTGTTTTCTTTATTTTCTTTATTTTCTTTTAAACCATCAAATGATTTAAGAGTCGACTTAAGCTCAGCGGACATTTTTGCGTTTGTGTTAATCTTATCGTCAATGTAGTCGTTTAGACTAAAATCTTCTTTTTCTTCCATTATCATTGGTTTTGGTGGCTTCATAGCGTTAATAGCTGCTTTTACTGTCCTGTCGGGTTTTTCCCCGTGAGGATATGCCATAGAGTCTTGTCCTTGCTTTCCGTGTCTATGTTTTCTAACACTCGGACCATATCTGTTTACATTTGTCGCTCTAGGGCGATGATCTATGTTATTATTGGCAGTTACAGGTAACTTGTGCCCATTTTTATTAATTCTATATTTCTTTTCTTTCTTAGGCGCTGAAGTGTCTGGTTTTATAAGATCGTTTGGGGCCACTCTGTTTACATTGTTTTGAGCCTTCAATGGAGCGTCTTCGTCTGTAATAGAAAGTTTGTCTGGTTTTACTTCGTCCTCGTCTATTAAATCGCCGTCGAACGGTTGTGTCTCCATCATTGGTTCTTCTGGAGGTGGACCACCCATCTCTACTCCAGCTGCAGAATCATTAGATGATACAGTGCTTTCGACATTAAGATCGCTTAATTTATCGTTTATTCTTCCTTCTTCTATCCATTTTATTTCTTCGTCAGTCATCTTGAATATATTTTTTCTTATCCATTCACGATCTACAAGCCCTTCTGGTACCTGACCGGCGATTTCAAATCTTGTTCTAAAAAGTTCTAGTTTTTGCTGTTGTGCAATAGTAGAAGGGTTTGAAAGATTCAGGTCAAAGTCAATAAGATCTTCGCCGTCGAATCCATTAGCATAAAGATGAATAACAGCTAACTTATTAAGCTCTGAAATTACTGTTCTTTGAATTCTTGCAATTGATCTAGAGAATCTTACGTCCTCTTGAGACAGTGTTGCTTTAGCCCCGAGCCCTTCGTCATACCCGAGATACGCTTTAGGAATTTTGAGTGCAGCAAACAATTTCTTTTGAATGTATTCTACGTCTTCAATTGCAGTAGTATTCGCACCACCAGCGAGCGTGTCTACGCTTGTGCCTGAATCTGATCCACGAACTGGGAGATAATAATCTTCATCTACACTCATAGGATTGTATCTTAAGTCTACGCGTCCTGTTGTTGAATCTACTACTTGATTTCTTTTTAAAGAAGTCTGTACTTGCTCCATATAGTTTGCTATATCTTCGGGAGGTACATTTCCTACATCTATCTTGAAAACTCTCCTCTCTGGTGATCTAACTACCCTATAGACAAGCATTGCATCTTCTATTAGAATCAACTGTCGCCAAATACGACGGGCTGGCTCTAAAACAGATGAACCGTATGGTAGGAAAGCATCGTTACCGAGGAGTCTGAAGTGTGATATTTGCCAGTTCTCTAAGACCTGGTTACCTTGTGTTACCCACCTAAATCTCACTGCCATTGGGTCTTCTGGATCGTATCCTTCTTCACGTTCAATTTCGTTGACAGGTATCGGGAATGCGTTTACTACGCCTTGATCAGGTGAAACGTCATTAAAAAGAAAGAAGTCTCCATATTTTACAAGATTTCTAACCCATGCAGTAAGATTGAATTCAATATTAAGTGTATCAATAAATAGCTCTTCTAACAATTCTTGAACTTTTGGATTCTCAGATCTTATATGAAGAACTGTTCCTGATTCATCTGAAGCTACTGTTTCCTCAGAGTATATGTCCAATGCAGAAGATAACTCAGGAGTGTATTCCATCTCACTAAAATCTGCTGTTCTTGCCATTCTATCGTAAGAACCATAAGCAGACATTGCAGTGTTATATACACCACTGTTTGACTTTCTAAACATCTCATACGCTGATGAGTTGTTTGCCTGGTTTGATGAATTCTTTATTCGTCTTTTAACTACAGGACCACTTCTAAATAATCTAGTTAAATCGCCAAAAAGACTTGTATTTTTTTTATCTGCCATTATTAACCTACAAAAGTATTATGCTAAAGCACTTTTATTTTCTACAGTATGTATTAAATATAGTGTATTCTAATATTTATCGTACAAATTGTTTATTATTTCTTAAACATCCAATCAAACATTGGATCAACTCTGCCTTGTTTTGTTGAAAAATAAGTCCCATCCGTGTATATACCGTTCTGTTTTATAGGTATTATCTTTGTATTACTCATTTTAGTTTCAATTTTATTTGTATTATGTTGTGTTGATGTTTTCTTCATACTAGCAAGCATTGCATCATTAATTGCTGATGCTTTGGCTCCACCGTCAGAAGATCCGTCATACAACCATATGCCTATCGCTAGACTCATTATAAGATCGTCGTTGTAGCCTTTCAATGCCTGAGCCTTGTTGCCTTTCCACGCGAATGTTTTCATTTCTGCGTAAAAACGTGAAGAATAAATTATAATATTTTTATTTCTTATTGTCTCTTCTAATTTTGTCAAAATCTGTGGTCGTGTCTTACCTGATGTTGTAAACCCAGCTACCGAAGAGTCTTGTTCTGGAGTATAATCACCAATGTACACTCCTTTTCTGTTTCTGTAGTACATGTTCGGGTATTTCATGTCCTGTAGTTTTAAGATCGTAGCGTACCCGTAGCTGTTATTTTCTGGGCACATTAGGGCGTTGTTGTACTTTAATCCGTACTCGAACAATAACTCTCCGTAACGATCTGGAGGAATCTTTCCTTGATACTCAGCGACAACTTCACCTGTGTCTACATCTATGACATGGAATGTTGAAAAGTCTTTAGAGTCGCCTCTTGACACATCTGCTGATACTATGTACTTATGTTCGCTGAGTGGTTGTTTCCAGACCCACACGTTTAACTGAGGGCCTTCTCTTTCAATAGGTGCCTTAACACTTGTACTCACCCACTCTATGTCGTCGTCGGCCAAGAAGACGGCGCCCGATGATGCAAAGTCGCAAAGGTACTCTTGAGCAGTCTGGCGTTTTGACAAGTTATTCGTTGTCATCTTGAACCATTCATCATCATGTTCAGGGTGTACGTCCCATGGTAAGTTTATTGGTTTAAAATCGTTTTCGCCCGTCTGAGCATCTGTGTAGAGTTTATGGAACTGCCCACCTACGCCGTTTGGAGTTGATAAAATTACTGCTCGACCACCAGTTGTAAGCGTAGGATACAACCCAGTCCATAGAGTGTCAAAGTTATGAATGAAAGCTGCCTCATCAATAATAAGTAATGAAAGTGCTTCAGAACGTCCTGCGTCGTCTGAGGTTGGTACTGCCTTTATAGACGAACCGTTTGAAAACTCGATCGTCTGTTTGTTATCAGATACTATTTCAGGTAGGACTAACCATTTCGGTAGTCCTTTGATCATCATTTTAGTCTTTTTGGTGAAGTTCTGAGCAACGGCAAGCTTAGTTGCAATGACCAATATGTTTTTATCTTTTTGAAACAACGAGAGCCATACTGAGTAGGCTGCCGTTAATGTTGACAAGCCTAACTGTCTTGACTTGTTTACTATTACAAATCTATTGTCTATGAACTCTTGAGTACAGTCGTTCTGAAATGGGAATGTCTTGAATGGAATTCTTCCTTTCACAGGATGTTGTATGTTGACGTATTTGTTGAAAAAATAAACGGGATCTTTTCCGCATTTTATTATTTCTTTTATTTGTCGTGTTTTTTGTTGTGTAGCCATTCGGGCTCTTAATTTGTTATTTCAAACGTTGTAATTCTTTTACAATACACTGTTCGAGCTGGACTAATATGAGCCTGAATGCCGATTACTTCGAAATCAGTCATTGATGACTGTTCTTTTACTTTTAATGCAGACCCAGAAGCTGCTTTAAAATCTTTCTTTGTGTCTTTCATAAAGTCATTAGTTAGCTGGGCTGACTCTTTATCGAAACCTTTTGTCTGTTCCCACTGATCACTCTCAGATGCGAACTTTCTAATTGTTGCGTAAGTTACTGTCAACATCTCGCCCTGAAGCTTTGTCTTGAATGACGCTGTTGCTGATTCTGTTGTTGAACTACGACCGAACGTAGTGTCTAATATTTGCCCGAGGGCTCTAACTTGCTCTTGTGATAACATTTTATATCCTGTATTTGTTATAAATATATTAAAGAATGAATTTACTACTCACTCTTGTTCTTAATTCTTTATCTTTGTCTATTACGCTTTGTTCTGGGCGTTCGCCGTTTGACCATTTTTCTTTATCTTGATATGCCCACATAGTGGAACAGCTACTGCAACACTGAAACGTTCTATACGATGAGTCATCTTCGATTCTAAGCATTGGTAGATTACATACTTTACAAAAAAGTGGCACTTGATCAACGCCATTTTTGTCTATGACTATTGTATAATTTTCTTTTTCTATTTTTTTAGACATAATTGTGATTATACAAAATTTTTTATGAATTGTATTATAGTTATAATTGAACTTAACTATAAGTTTATTTAATAAAAAAGGAAAAAATTTTATGGGAACATTTACATTAACAGGCGTCAATTACACAGCGGAGGATCATACTCCATTGTGGACAGGAATAGGAAGAGATGGTAGGGTATTCTACTCTTCTGATGCTGTTAGCTGGGCTGGATATACGAGCCCGGCCGGAGAGTCAGCAGATTATTGGGATATTTCTTTTGGTGCTGATAGTGGTGGGAACGATCAGTGGATTATAGCTACAAACACGACACCTGAGCTTAGAAAAGCTTCTGATCCTACTACAGGTGTCGATTCATGGAGTTCAATTGACTTTACAGGATCTACTGATTTATCCAGAACAATTGAATACGGTGCTAATGGAACTTGGATTGCCGGAACAGGCGGCGATGTGCATAGATCAACAGATGGTGGCACGAATTGGACTAAAATTACTAATGTTGCTTCTGGTGCTGGTGCAATGTATTGTTTGGCGACTGATGGTGCTGGTGTATGGATGATTGGAGGATCTGGCACCTCAATTCTTAAATCGTATGATGATGGTTTAAACTGGTATGTATCTGGCACGAACGTTGGACAAGTTAATGGTATCGAGTATAATAACGGAGTATGGTTCTTGGCCAGTAATACTACAACATCTTATCGTGCAACATCAATTGCGCAGAGTAACACAACAGATACTTGGAGCGCCGTAACAGGGATTTCAGTATCGCTTTGGGCTGTATGTCATGTTACGGGTAATACTTGGATGACTGCTAAAAAAGCAAGCTCGCCGGTGTACTTATCAACAGATAACTGTGCATCTTGGAGTGCTGTTACAAATCCATCCGTCGGTCAAGTTATGGGATTAGCATCAGATGGCACAACTATTGTGGTTTGCGGAAAAGATATGAAAGTACAGACATCAACAGACAACGGCACTACGTGGACACAGCGTTATACATCAGACAGACATCTTCTAGGAGTTGAATACAATAAAGTCAAACCTTTTTAAAGACAATTACTTTATTCTTTAAATTGCCCGGCATATTTTATGCCGGGCTTTTTTTTATTTGTGTGACACGTGTGAGTTGTTTTTATCACTTGTTATTTCAATGATATTATCAACGATATCTTTTACTGCATCGAC